GGTGGAGCAGGTGGTGCAGGACAAGACGGTGCTAGATCGCCTACCGTCAATGTTGCAGGAAATGGTGGACTTGCTGCAAGTTCATCAATATCTGGCACGACTGTTTACTATGCTGGCGGTGGCGGCGGTGGAGCGCAACCTTCAGTGGGTACTGCTGGGCGTGGCGGTGGAGCAGCGCCTAATGATCCTGGTGGGGCTGGTAGTGGCTCAAACGGCCCAACAGCCGGAGGTTCTGGGACGGCTAATACTGGCGGTGGCGGGGGTGGAACAGGCGAAGGTACGCCTGCTGGCGGCACTGGCGGCTCAGGCATTGTCATCATCAAAATAAATCAATAAGAGGTCAAATGGAAAACACGAAAATTTACCGCTTCCTAGGAATTGATACGGCGATGCACATGCTTCGCCCCGGTGCTAAGTGGGAAATCACAAACAATCAATTCACACGCTGGGATGATCCACGCCCCTGTCCGAGTATGGATGAGGTTTACTGGGTGATGGACAAGATCAAAGAGTTTGAAGAGTCAATCCCTACGATGTGGCTTCCTGAGCAGTTAGAGGAAATGGGCATCAAGATGAAAGAGATTGAAGAGGCTATTCAATGAACTTGCATGGACTCTTCGCACAGCCTGTAGGCTTCTTTGATCTAAATCGTTCTCTTACTGAAGAAGAGTTGTTCGTACTAAAAGAGTTAGAACAGCGTCCTAATATGGGTAATCGTACCAGTAAGGATAATTTTGTATTGAAGAACTCTACGATGACACCTCTTCGTAGCTGGATGGAAGATTGTTTAGGACAGTACTTCAAAGCCACTGTCAATCCTAAGCATGATGTTAACCTTCGTATCACACAGTCTTGGGTTAACTACAGTGAACCAGGACAATACCATCACAAACATGCTCATCCTAATTCATTTGTTAGTGGTGTGTTCTACATACAGACAAATGATACAGATAAGATTTACTTCTACAAAGATGGTTTCCAACAGATTAAGTTCCCACCTCAAGAGTGGAACAGTTGGAATAGTGAGTCATGGTGGTTTGAAGCCCTCACTGGTCGACTAATCCTTTTCCCATCATCACTAACGCATATGGTTCCTACTGTAGAAGGTGATGATGTCCGTATATCCCTTAGTTTTAATACATTCCCAGTTGGTGTTGTCGGTGAAGAGATGGACCTTACTGGCTTAAGATTGGAGGCTTAGATGGCACACTTTGCCAAGATTGAGAATAACGTAGTTACTCAGGTTATCGTTGTAGACAACAAGGATACCGCTGATGCTAGTGGTGTTGAGAAAGAGCATATCGGTGCTGCTTTCTGTGAACGTCTACTAGGAGGTACTTGGAAGCAAACCAGCTATAACGGTAACTTCCGTAAGAACTATGCTGGTATTGGCTATAGCTTTGATGAGGCTAGGAATGCCTTTATCCCACCAAAGCCTACCGAAGATGCTGTATTAGATGAAGATACTTGTCAGTGGATTGTTAGCATGGCTGCAGACTCTATAGGTGCTGATTCTGTCTAAGGAAATCAGCAATCCTTTGATGTTCTTCAGCAGTACCATCGTTCTTAATACGATTAGCTCTCCATGACATGATCATGACATTGCCTTTGATGTAGCCTTTAGTTGTATCTAAACGATCAAAGCTAACAGAGTTCTCTTGTCTTTCTGAAGCATAGTAATCAAGTTCAATACCTAGTATCGGACAATGTGTAGGGAAGAAAAGATCATCAAAGGTAATGTCCCATTCATGTTTGTAGTTAGATGCTTTCTTACGTCTGAACTTCTCTCGTTGTACTTGATAAGAATCTAGTTCACGTACTGAAGCCTCTTCAGGGTAATGACCCCACTTCTTCTTGTAATTAGTACGTAAGAGCTGTCTACGCTGTGTCCGAGGACGTTCTTCATCAGTGATACGACCATCTTTGACTAGTTTATCAATCAATTGATGGATACGTTGTCTGCTGACATTACCAAGCTCTTTACGTATCTGTTCAGTGGTTTTACCTATTTGAACTAAGTTTTGTACTAAGTCTAGTCTTTCTTTAACAGTTAAGTCTGTTTTAGCAAAGTGATGTAAAGGCATAGTTTCTCCTAAAGGTATCAGTGTAACACACTTTACTTACTCAGTCAAGACTCTTTACAGCAATATTTTAAGTGTGGTAAAATAACAACATGGATGTAAAACTACAAAGATACTACGAAGATAGATTTGACCTGTTTTCAACAGCAGGTTGGGCTGATTTGATGGAAGACGCACAGAAGATGTTCGATGCGTACAACAAAGTCATCAATGTCTCTGATGCTAACAATCTATTTTATAAAAAAGGTCAACTAGACATACTTGAATGGCTTCTGACACTCAAAGAAGTATCAGAGAAAGCCTATGAGGATTTGGTCAATGAGGATACTAAATGATTTCGTATGTTCGTTAGGGCATGTCACTGAACACCTAACTGATCATACACAGAAAACTGTAGTTTGTTCTGTTTGCGGTAATGAAGCACAACGAATGCTTGCTGCACCACGCAGTAAGTTAGAAGGCATCACAGGCTCTTTTCCTGGTGCTGCTGATAGGTGGGCTAAGGTACACGAACAAGCAGCTAAAGTGGAACAGTCTAAGTCCTACTACGAGGGATAACTTAGATTTCTTAAATTCCTAACAATTGGGTTTATCCCGACTAGGAGAGCAAATGGCTAATTTTGTAGATTCTGTTGATGACGACCAGCAGATGGATGAATTTCAAGCTGAAGAAGTAAAAGCTGAAGAACCTAAACCAGCTCCAGAGATCCCTGACAAACTAAGGGGTAAATCGATGGACGACTTGATTAAGATGTACCAAGAGGCTGAAAAGCTCATTGGTCGTCAAGCTCAAGAGGTTGGTGAAGTTCGTAAACTTGCTGATGAGTTAATCAAGAGGCAAATCGCTACTAACAAAGTAGAACCAAAAGAAGCTGTTGAAGAAGATACTGATTTTTTTGCCGATCCTGTTAAGGCAGTTAATAAAGCAGTAGCAACGCATCCAGCAGTACAGCAAGCTCAAGTGGCTGCTGCACAGTTGGCTCGTATGCAGACTGCAAACAGGCTAGCTCAATCCCATCCAGATTATACACAGGTCATCGCTGATCCTGAGTTTGCTGATTGGGTAAAAGAATCTTCTGTTCGCCAACGCCTTTATGCAGCAGCGGACCAACAGTTTGACTTTGATTCAGCTAATGAGTTGTTAACTAACTTTAAGGCACTAAAGCGAGTGAAACAGGAAACTGTGAATCAAGCTGCCCAACAACTTAAAGAGCAGAATGAAAAGACTTTGAAGGCTGCTACTGTAACACTGGATGGTGGGACCGGAGAGACGAGCAAGAAAATTTATCGTCGTGCTGATCTTATTCGGCTACAAATGAATGACCCTGAACGCTATCTTAACCTGCAACCGGAGATTATGCAGGCTTATGCTGAAGGGCGTGTTCGATAACCTAATTCTTAAGGAAACTTAAAATGGCTGCAGTAACTTATCCTGGAGGTAGTTCCTCCATCGTTAACAAGACCAATGCGGATAAATTTATTCCAGAGATTTGGTCTGATGAAATCATTGCCGCTTACAAGAAGAACCTTGTTATGGCAAACCTTGTCAACAAGATGTCTATGCGTGGCAAGAAAGGTGACTTGCTTCATATTCCTAAACCCACTCGTGGTGTTGCAGCAGCTAAGGCAGCTAACACAGCAGTTACGATTCAGGCTAACGTGGAAGACGAAGTACAAGTTGCTATCAACAAGCACTACGAATACTCACGTTTGATTGAGGACATCGTAGAAGTACAGGCTCTGGCTTCTTTGCGTCGTTTCTACACTGAAGATGCTGGCTATGCACTAGCTACGCAGGTTGATGGTGACCTTGTCCGTATCGGTCGTCTCTTTAACGGCTCACACGCTGCTGGTGCTACTGGTGACTACTCCGTTGCTGGTACAACCACTGCCTACATCGGTGGTGATGGTACTACTGCATTCGTTGGTGGTGCTGGTGCTGGTAACGCTTCTGCACTGACTGATGCTGCTATTCGTCGTACCATTCAGCGTCTTGATGACAACGATGTTCCTATGGATCAGCGTTACTTCTTGATTCCTCCTGTTGCACGTAACACGATGATGGGTCTTGCTCGTTTCACTGAGCAGGCTTTCGTTGGTGAGCAAGGTGGTAACAACACCATCCGTAACGGTCAGATCGGTGATGTATACGGCGTTAAAGTGTTTGTTTCAACGAACGCTGACACGGCTTATGCCTCTTCTGGTACTGCTCCACGTGCTTGCTTGATGTTCCATAAAGATGCAATGGTTCATGCAGAGCAGATGGCTGTTCGTTCACAGGCTCAGTACAAGCAAGAGTATCTCTCAACGCTGTACACCGCTGACACCCTCTATGGTGTTGCAGAGCTGCGTAACGAGTCCGGTATCGCACTGATTATCCCTAGCTGATAATACGGAGGGGCTGCAAAGCCCCTTCATAATATATAGAGGTCACAATGGTTTATTTTAGATGTAAGTGGTCAAACAACGTTATCGGTGTTGACTTTGAATACGATGTAGCACAGATGCGTAAACATCCTGACTATGATGAAGTGGAAGAAGATAAGAAAGAAGAATCTGAAAAGGCTGCTAAGGTAAAGAAATCTAAAGAGGATTAATAATGTCTAACTATACGAAGACAACAAACTTTACTGCAAAAGATTCTCTACCGTCTGGTAATGCAGGTAAGATCGTCAAAGGATCAGACTTTGATACTGAGTTTGACAACATAGCCACTGCTATTACTACTAAACAAGACTCTTCGTCTTTAGGTACTATGGCAACACAGAATGCTAATAATGTCAGCATTACTGGTGGCTCAATCTCTGATTCAGATGGTAGTGTTCGATCAATCACACAGTCTGGTTCAGCAAAGACTTCTTCGTATACGTTAGCTACTACAGACAATGGTAACTTCATTGAAGTTGGTTCTGGTGGTTCTATTGTTGTTCCTGATGCTACGTTTTCTGCTGGGCAGAATGTAGTTATCTTTAACAATACCACAGGATCAATCACTATTACATTGAACATTACAACAGCTTATATCTCTGGTGTTAACTCAGACAAAGCGTCTGTTTCTTTATCTACTAGAGGATTAGCAACAATATTCTTTATCTCTGGTACTGTTTGTGTGGTTGCTGGTAGCGTGACATGAGTGCTGCTGTTCTTATTGGTACGCTTACAGGCGGTATCAAACAGATTGCATACACAACACCAGGGACTTATACATGGGTGTGTCCACCAGGAGTCTCCACAGTCTGTGTTGTCTGTGTTGGTGGTGGTGGAGGTGGACAAGGTCAGTATGGTGCTGGTGGAGGCGGTGGTTTAGGTTATAAGAACAATATATCTGTTACTCCTGGTACTTCATACACTGTTGTTGTAGGTTCTGGTGGTCAAGGTCAATATTGGTCTGGATACGGCGGTGGAGTACTTCCTGACGCAGATCCAGCCCCTTCAGGTGGTGATAGTTACTTTATCAATACATCAACCTGTGTTGGTTATGGTGGTACAGGTGGTTCATCTTCAGCAGGCGGTGCTGGAGGTAGTTACGTAGGTGATGGAGGTGGTAACGGAGGATCTGGTGGCTACAACGGTGGTGGTGGCGCTGGAGGATACGCAGGTAATGGCGGTAACGGAGGAGCTTCATCAGGAGCTAGTGGCACAGCAGGAAGTGGTGGTGCTGGAGGAGGAGGTGCTGCTGATAATCTATCCTACGGTGGAGGTGGTGCAGGGGGTGGTGTAGGTATCTTAGGTCAAGGCTCTAATGGAACTGCTGGATCAGGAACGCTTCCTTATCCTCCGATCCCTTCTGAGTCTTATGGTCAGCCTGGAGGAGGCGGTTCTGGAGGTACAGCAGGAGGTGCTCCAGATTCAGAGAAAGCTAGTGCTGGTGGTTCTTACGGTGGGGGTGGTGCTGGCGGTACTTACGGAAATGCACCACAGTCAGGCGGTAATGGTGGTGGTGGCGCAGTAAGAATTATTTATGGTCCGAGTCGTTCATTCCCTTCAACGAATACCGGAGATGTGTGATGGCTCTCCAGCACGTAGACGAACAAGTAAAGCAGATCGGTGATGCTGTATCTATCATCACTGTAGTAGGTGCATTAGCTAACATACTACCTGCTATCGCTGCAGTACTAACTATCGTATGGACAGCTATACGTATCTGGGAAACAGACACTATTCAGTCTATCTTCAAAAGGAATAAAACTAATGAAACAAAACCCAAAGAAGATTAAGAAGGTTATGGGAGAGTACAAAGAAGGTACACTCCATAGTGGTAAAGGCGGTCCTCTTGTTAAGTCTCGTAAGCAAGCAGTGGCGATTGCTTTATCTGAAGCAGGTATGGCTAAGAAAGGAAAGAAGAAATGAAACCATGTCCAGGATGTCCAACACCAGCGAAGTGTAAGAAGGCTGGTAAGTGTTTGATGAAAGCTAAAGAAGTAAAGCGTAAGAAATGAAGCAAGGTCTATACGCTAACATACACGCTAAACGTGAGCGTATTGCTGAAGGCTCCAAAGAGAAGATGAGGAAGCCTGGAAGCAAAGGTGCTCCTACAAACAAGGCTTTTAAGGAGGCAGCAAAAACTGCTAAGAAGAAATGAAAGATCCTCGCTTAGAAAGAGCAGGAGTGTCTGGATATAATCGCCCTAAAAAAACACCAGACCATCCTACTAAGAGCCACGTTGTTGTAGCAAAGGACGGTGATCAAGTTAAGACGATTCGTTTCGGTCAACAAGGTGTTAAAGGTTCTCCTGAAGGTTCTGAACGGAATAAAGCCTTTAAAGCAAGACACGCATCAAATATCGCTAAAGGTAAAATGTCAGCGGCCTACTGGGCTAATAAGGTGAAATGGTAATGGCTACCTTTCTTGATTGTGTTAATGGTGTGCTGCGTAGAATCCGTGAGGATGAGGTTGTTGTAGTCACTCAAAGTGATTACTCCAAACTTATTGGTGATATGGTCAATGAAGCTAAGCGTGAGGTTGAAGACGCTTGGAATTGGTCTGTATTACGACAAACCATCACAGTTACCACAGCAGCCACTACAACTAACTATGCTTTATCAGGAACGAACCTGAGAACTAAGATTGAAGATGCTTATATACCAGCAGCACATTGGTATCTACGTCAGCTATCTGGTCCTGAGATGAACATGTACTTAAATGTACTGAGTGCTCCTTCAGGTCGTCCTAATAGCTTTGCAATGGCTACAACGTCTTCTGCTGGTGTATTGTCTGTTGATGTATTTCCTGTCCCTGATGCAGTCTATACATTAAAGTTTGACTGTTATGTACCACAAGCAGATCTTGTTAACGATACTGATGTTATCTATGTACCATCAGATGTAGTTATTCAAGGTGCTTATCTACGTGCTATCAACGAACGTGGAGAAGATGGTGGGCGTATGTCCGATCAGCAGGCAGATCTATACCGTAAAGTATTAGCTAACTACATATCCATTGAAGCTGGTAGAGAGCCTGATCAAGTGCTCTGGGAAGCAGTATAATGGCTGATCAACTAAGACCAGTAACAGTTGTTGCTCCTGGTTTCTTTGGATTAAACACACAGGACTCTTCTGTTACGTTACCTAAAGAGTATGCTTTAAAGGCAGAGAACGCTGTTATTGATCAGTTTGGTCGTATTGCCTCTCGTCGTGGTTGGGTTAAAGTAAATAGTTCTTCAGGGTTTAACAGCACAGAACCTTCTTTGATTAAAGAAGTCATTAAGACTGATGGAACCAAAGAGATCTTAAGTATTGGTGATAATAAGATCTATTCAGGTACAACGTCATTAACACTGAAGTATACTGGTAGTACTTGGACAGCACAGAATTGGAAAGCAGTAGACTTTAATGGTTTTACTTACTTCTTTCAACGTAATCATGCTCCGTTGATATACGTACACAGTACGAACACTATATCACTGATGTCCGCTTATGGTAGCTATAGTGGTTCAGTACCACAAGCTAACGAAGTATTAAGTGCTTTTGGTCGTCTATGGGTTGCTGATACAAGCACTGATAAACGTACTGTTACATGGTCAGACTCACTGCAGGGTTTTGCTTGGACTGGAGGATCTTCAGGATCTGTAAACATTGAAAAGGTATTGACTAATGGCACTGACACCATCACTGCCTTAGCAGCCTTTAACGGATACCTTATCATATTCTGTAGAAGATCCATCATCGTATACAGCGGTGCTCAAAGTGATCCTACAACAAATCTTTCTTTAGTAGAAGTTATTGATGGTGTTGGTTGTATCAGTAGAGATACAGTACAGGATATTGGTACTGATATATTCTTTTTGTCAGATAGCGGTGTAAAGAGTTTAGCTAGGGTTATTCAAGAGAAGTCAAACCCTATCTTTGATATCTCTAGAAATGTTAAGAATGACTTAATCACTGATGTTGCTACTAATGGTAATGATGACAACATCAAAGCTGTGTACTCAGATCCTGATGGGTTTTACTTACTAAGTCTACCATCAAGAAAGTTAATATATTGTTTTGATGTAAAGAGTAGGCTACAGGATGGTTCTTGTAAAGTAACAACATGGACGCTATCACCGATATCGTTCTGTGCTACTAGCGATAGAAAGTTGTACTTTAGTCGGACAGG